AAAAGTTGAAGCACCAATCACAGTCAATGTTGAGCCATTGCCTCTTTACACCACACCACAAGGATGCGCTGAATGTGGAGTTGGCGGTGGTTATGCGTTGTATTGCGTTGCGTGTGCTGAAAAATATGTTAAGCCTGAATGGGTAGGGTTGACTAATAATGAGCTTGTTGATTTAACAATAAAAAACGCAGGTTTTCCAATTTTGTTAGCACAAGCAATAGAAGCTAAATTAAAGAAAAAGAATCATTAATTACCTTTTATTCGTCCAATCCGAATAATCAGTTCTTGATCTTCCTGGCAGTCTTTAGAGCAAAACTGTGAGTTGGGTTTACTAACATCATTACAGGTTAAACAAAAGCCAGTATATTTAGGTTTTGTTCGTTTTCTAATCTGATTAAGTGCAGATTCTCGGTGCAACTCCTCGGTAAAGTGAGCGTCATCTGCAAGATCATTCATTTTGCTATGTCTGATAAAAACAACGCTGCCTCCGCTTGCCTTCTCCTAAGTAACCCAGCCATGACGTGACCACCTGCCATATCCCATTTTAAAAACTCGGCTGCTGCGCTTTCATGGTCTCCGTCATTTACTTTCTTAAGCAGGGTTGAGTTATCCAAATTACGACAACCACAATTAAAAGCAAAGTCCACCAATGCGTCAAATTCGCCCTGTGTGACCTCAATTTTAAGTTTGCTATTCACGTGATCAACTGCCTTTTGAACGTCCTGTAAGAGCAGTTTCTCGGCTTCTTCTTGTGTAATTAAAAGACTAGGGAATACGTCTGCACCTGTGTGACCATAACCAATTGTCCAAGGTGCTCCACCAGTTGCAGGGTCTGGGTAAGCCTGGAGCTTACAACCTTCAAATTGTTCAGTTAACTTTAATCCGTCTTTAGAATAGTTCATTTTATTGGTGTTGAGTTGTGCAGCATTTCATCCTTTTTCTGACTTCCTGCGCTACTACCAAAGTAAAAAGCCACTACTTGTTCGGCCTTGGCTGACAAATAACCTACAAGCGTCCCTGCCATAGCCGACTCAATATGCGAGTAACCCATCAAAGTTCCAAAGATAGTCGCAATAAAACTAGAAACAATGATCAACGCAAGGGTTGGAACTAAAAATGAATGCGTGTTCATTTGCATATTTCTAGCAGACGCTCGGTCTTCAACCGCTAATTGTTCAAAATTAAGACCTAATTGTTCCTCAGTTTTCTTTAGTTCAAGCTCTGCAACCTTAACTTGCGCTATTTGATCAGACGATAACTTTCCCTCATCGAGCATTTTTTTAGCGTCATCTTGAGAGACTCCCAAAACTTTACTAACCGCTTCGTATGCTAGACCACCCAGAGGCCCACCAATAGCAGTAAATATCGTAGGTGCAATGCTTTTTAACCAATCCATGTAAACCCCTTAAGAACAGTATTTAGGTAAGTAACCAGTTTCGTGAAAAATCTTTAAACATTCAATTTCTTTTGAATTAATCTCAAACTTTTCTTTAAAACGAATAATTGCAGGATCTCCGACAAGACTTTTTTTGTAATCCTGGTCAATGTAATACATCAAACCTATGCAAGTGAGTGCAAAGACAAGTATTGCAGCGCATACCACCAGTCTGAATTGAAATACATCTTTGGCCTCTTTGCGTTCTCTGGCCTCTCGTTCATCCTTTTTTTTTGAGCTTTATCAAAATTAACTTTGTCTGCCATTAACTTTGTTCGTTCGGCCTGGAACTGAGTCCACAAATCCTGGAGTTCGGGAGGAGACTCATAAATAAGCATTTGTCTAAGATCGTATTCTGCTTGTTCAAGTCGTTTTCTTCTAAGGACGTTATCAAGTGCAATTGCTTGAAGACTTTTGTTTTTAGGCGGATTTTTCTCAATTTCTTTAGCATGAGCAATAGCCTTTTCCTGATGTTCAAAAAAAGAACCCAGACCGTCCGCAATTTCAGTAATAACACCAACGGCCTCTTTACCAACCGACTTAGCTTCCTTGTAAAATGCAACACCTGACTTTACTGCGCCCAAAGCCATCATTGCTAAAGTAAAAGGGTCTATGATTTTCTCCTACTTATTAATAGAAAAACCATGCCCTGCAAGCCAAAGATAAACCATTCCTACAAATGCAGCAGAAAGCAAACCAGTTAAAGTCCACTTACCAAATGCAGCAAACTGTTCATTAAGCCATTCTTTCAAGGCTTCTTTTACTGCGTCTTTTGTAATGTTTGGGTCTATTTCTGGCATGATTTACTACCTGTTTATTTTTCAGAAATGGGCTGAGTTGTGACTATTCTAAGCAAAGTCACGACAACAGATATTGCAATACCTACAAACATTTGATCTGTTGGAGATAAAGGCAATAAATTTACATAGCCTTGTAATATTGACAATACTGCCAAAAACAAAGCAAATAGAACAGTTTTAGATTTAAGCAGTTGGATTAATGTTTGCATTTTGAGCCTCTTTGTAAGCAGCAATAACTTCAGGAGTATGTATCAAAGCACAAACTGATTGTACTTTTGCATCCTCTTGGCTATAGTCATCACCAGGCACGACAACGTGGCGATGGAAATTGCTACTAATTTCAACGCCATTTTCTTTAATAGCGGTCTTGGTGCGAACTTGAAGTGTGCCGTTTTCAAGGACTTCAATCAGATCGACAGAAGTAAATTTTTCAAGAGCCATGATTTTCTTCCAAAGTTAAATAAGTAAAGTAATAAAAGCTGTTGCACTTCCAGAAGCAACAGAAGCAACAAGATCATTTGAGTTTGTACTTTTTGAAAACGTGTAAGTCAAACCAGTGCTGTCGTTTGAAGAAATAATTGTGACGGTGTTTCCTGTATACTGCCACGCAAGTAAAAACACCCCTGTGTTTCCACCAACATTGTTAGACACCTGAACTAAAGCCATTGCTGCAGATTGTTCAATTGATGCAATTGTTGCTGGTGTTGTGTTGATCGTGGCAGTTTTTTGTGTTTTAGTTTTTCCATCGTTGAGCAACAATCCAGTCATCTGGTTGCCGTTCATTATCCAAACATCACTACCAGCAGTACCAGATGTAAAAGTAATGTTCTGTGTTGGGTATCCACTAAGACCAATAAACTCCCAAAAATTTCTATATGCACCTGTTATAGCTCCTGCGGCATATGTTGCTTGGAAGCTCCCATGAACACAAAGATTAAATTTGTTGTTGTTTCCATAGAAGGTACTGCCTAAACCAAGCGTTAAATTGTATGCGTTGTAGCTTCCAGTCGCTGAATCTGATTCGCTAATATTAAAATCGTTAAATATAAAATTTCCCACAGACAAGTTTGCAAGTGAATATGCCGCATTAAATGCGTTTGAATGTCCGTAAAATTTGCAATAGCGCATATTTTGCACAGAACCTCCAAACAAATTTCCACTCGCTTCATTTACAAAATTATTGAAATTTATATTTTTTAGTGTGCCACCTGTCAGTTTTATAACTGGTGCGGATGCAGTTGCAGTTGTTCCAGTATCTCCAAAATAGCAGTTATCCAGATTGACTGAATAGCAGGAATCAAGTTGTAGGACTGGGATTACTCGACTACCAACAAGTGCCGATTTTGATGAGAATATACAATCAATGTATGTATTTACTGAACAAGATGCGGGGCCATTGTTCAAAGTTACAAATGCTGACGATACATTGTAATTAACAGCAGAAGTGTTATTGTTTGCAACAAGACCATGCGGCAAATCTGCAAAAAATGAGCAATTCTCATACAAACCAATTTCTGTTGCCACGTTGTACAACGCAATTGAAGGATTGGCTGCATCATTTGTGGTAGGTAAAAAAATTGACAAACCATAAAATACATGGTTTTGTTCTTTACCAAAAGCGCCTGTTCCAGTGTCTCGACCAGCAAGAATACCAATCCTTGATGGTGTAGTGCAGATTGTTGTATTAAAAGCATCAATTTTAATGTTGCGAATTTGCACGTTTTCGTGACCAACTATGTCAATACATGTTGTTCCAACGCCTGTGTTCGCCAACAATGTGGTTCGGTAAATGTTTCCGCTGTCTGGAATATCTGTGGAACCTTCGCCAACAATATGAATTGGAGAAAATGAATTTGCATAAATGCTTTTCCCAGTAAAATTTAACGGAGTATTTAACTTATATCCATTAGCAGTACCAGGAATATACATTGTTCCACCGCCAACAGTCATCAAGTAGTCGTAAGCTGCTTGAATTGCAGGGCTATCGTTTGTTGATCCATCACCCTTTGCGCCAAAATCCTGCACATTGACAGGGGCACCTTGAATCATGGAATATGTTGCTTTAGTCAATGACATAATTTTCCTTTATTGAGCTTCGTAGGTTGCGCAAAAGTCAATCCGAGCGCCACTTTGAAATACTGCTGTTGCATAATTTGATGTTGCAGTTGCAGTTGTTGTAGTTGTAAAAAGAATAGTTGATGTATTTCCAGGTACAATTGGTGTTATGGACGATACTGACGTAGCAATGTTAGACCAATAACTACAAGATCCGCTACCTGATGGAACGCTTGTTGGATTATTTGCAATATACGGCAATCCTGATATTTGTTGTGTACTTCCAGTTCCAATTACATTAACAATAATTTTTCCGTAAACAAAAACTAATCTTCCAGATTTGATATATCGTGCAGATTGAATTGTGTAAGTTGCGGTGCCACCAAGGCTTGGCGTCCAATTTCCTTCTTCATAGTCAGCAAACAACTTACTTGTGCTTGTGCCTGGTACAATAGAAAAGTCAATCCCTTTACCAGATGTGCCAGGAACTAAGTTTCCTGTAAATCCCACATTGGTACCATCAAAAGTAAAAGCTGATGAAGTTGCTAAAGCACTTGTACTACTAGCATACACAACACCATTAGCAGTAAATGACGCTAGTCCAGTACCACCGCTTGTTGTAGGCAATGGAAAAGAAGTTAAAGCTAAAGAAGCAGCAGAAATTGCTCGTCCAGCAGTTAAATTAGCAACTGAAACACTATCAGTAACACTTGATTGATTAATAGGCACAATTTCAGATCCAGTCAGCGGAGTTGATGCTGAACTTAATGCTGAGATTTTTTTATTTGACATTTTTTAATTTGTAATTACTTGATATTGAATTGCAATTATTGAAGTAATAGGTGCAGCACTTGTTAATGTAATGGTAGTTCCTGAAAGATTAAAATTTGTTCCAGGAATTTGAGTTACTCCATTTATAGATAATTCAATAGAATTTATTGAAAAAGGTGCATAAGAAAGAGTAAAAGATAATGTTGTACCATCAGAAGTAAAACTTTGTGTATAAAAATTAATACTTTTTGCACTTAATGGAGAATCAACTTGTTGATCCCAAATTAAATTATTATTTACATCAAACACTTGTTGACGATAAGAACCTGTACCGTAAGCTATACATTGACCATTAGCGTCTAAAACAATTGGGTTAGTGTTTAAACTAGATCCTGCATCATCTTGGTAAGTGTTCTTGAATGTTGTAGTTGATGGAATGTAATAATAAACTTTACCACCTGCCAATGGATTACCATTGGAATCAATAAATTGTTGCTTACCGTTGGGAAGTATTCCGTATGACATATCAATCCTTTTTATTATCTCTGAGATTTAAAATATTAGCTTTTTGAGCATTCTTTTTCATCTCTTTTTGTGTTTCAGTCGCTGCTTTATTCAAAGCCTTTTCAAGTGAACTTTGCTCATAGGCAGTACCTACTCTTTGACCAACATATCCACCAACTGCAGCACCTGTTGGCCCTGCAAATGCACCTCCAATGCTTGCGCCTGTTGTTGCGCCTATCTTTGGAGCGTTGCTTGCAATTATTCCAAGTCTTTGAACCTGTTGCCCTGCGCCTTCATATCCATGTATTCCAGGCATGATCTGACTGCCAATGTTCAAAGTGTGAAATGCCTTTACTTCCTCTGGATCAAATGCGTGTTTAATCTTTTCAGACCTTGCATTCAAAATTGAATTTACGTCTTTTTGATTCCAAACACCAAGTCTCTTAGAGCCATTTTCGTAAACTTCTCTAGCAATTGCACCTTTAATCTCAGCTTTTGCTCTTTCAGCATTTTGCCTTACTTCCTCTGGGACTTCAATAGTCCACTTGGGTAAACCAGTTTCTTTTTCAATTGGACCATTCAAAACACCTTTTGAAATCTTGTCAGCAGTATCAAATATATGTACCCATTCATCTTTAGGAATTTTGTTTAATTTGGCAGGTATTTGCTCAAATGGTGTTCCCTTTTGAACTCCGTTTGGATCAATATCTCCAAATATTGATTTGATTCCTTTTGAACCAAATAAAGTTTTTTCAGCTTGGTGAAGTTGATCGGCCTTTTTAAATAACTCTTGGCCTCCAGCACCTGCAATATCATTATCAATTGCGTTATTAATCTTACGAATCACAGACGCATTACTTGGAGTCCAATCTGCATTTAAAGACTTTCTGACTGCATCCCAAGCCCCTATAGTATTAGGAGCATACTTGTTGCCAAACTCGTCTTCAAAGCCCATTGTTTTAGCTAGATTGATAAGTTTTTCGGCACTTGCTGCAACTCCTTCGTTCCCTTTTAATCCAAGCCCTGCCCTGAATTGTTCATTACTTAATAAGTTGTCAACATTATTTGTTTTTATTGGATTTTCTCCAACCTTTGCCCTGGCTTCATCATAAAGCCTATTCTTTTCAGTTTTAAAGAAACCTGTTAATCCTTGATCACCTGCGAACGCATCATTGATGGCCTGGCCTCTTTCGTAATCAGACGTTAAAGTCGGACTTGCGCCAGTATTCTCAATTCTCTTTTGAGCATAATTAGATAAAGCATTTTGTTCATTAGCAATCTGTTCTCTGAGAACTTGTGCTTTTGGAGTTTGATTGGCAGATTTAGCCTCAGTATGCTCATTTCTTAAAGTGTCTTCGTTTCCTGTAACTACACCAGATCGAACCGCATCCTTATTACCGAGAATCTCAGTTGCAATTTGCGCTCTGGTCTGTTGTTCTTTAGGTGAAACATCCTTTGAAATATTCGACAACTTCACCATTGGAAATTCCGCACCTGTACCAGTTTCTTGTCCAGTAAACTTAGAGTAAGGATTTGTGGTTGATTTTGCTGCCCCTGCTGAACCTGCAGCAACTGCTTCAGGTTGAACAATCTCAGTCTTCATTGGAGTTGCAGTAACTTCTTTTAAATCCTGAGCAAACTGTTGGCCTGCTTTTACTGCTGCCCCACCAACTTTACCTGCAGCCTCTGAAACTGGCTTACCTGCAGCCAACATCAAAGAATTAATATAACTTTGAACGTCACCAGTTGGAATGCCTGTCTTTTCAGATATTGCTTTTGCTCCTTCTCCAAGACTTTCACCAACCAAATCCATTAATCGTCTGGACGCTTCACCCTTGTATGCAGGTGTTTCAGTAACTCCTAAAGCCTTACCAAATGGTTTTTCTAATGCCGAGGTTACTTGATTGGTAATTGCTTGAGCTTCCTCTGGAGAGCGTAAAACTCTAGCCAATGGGTAAGTTGTCGCACCAGCTACGGCAGGAATAACACCACCAACCGTTACGTCCGCAAGGGAAGATAAACCAATGCCCAAATTCTTAAGAGCACTAATTCTGTCTTGATACATCTTCTCCCCTACGTTCATTTGACGAGGAGCAGGTTGAGTTGTAGGTTGAGCCTTTTGAACAATAGGAGCAGGAGCAACTTCAGGTTGTTTTGTAGGTTCAGAAACATCCTCTAAGAAGTTAGAAAAATCTGATTTGGCAGGTTCTTGAGCTTGAACTGGAGCGTTTTGTGTAACTCCTTTTACTTTTAATACTTTATTGACGTAAGTATCTGGATTCTCTTTGACAAATCCACCATATTGCGCCAAAGCCTTTTTAATGTCACCACCATTTTTAGCAGTTAATTGCTCAAGATAAGTCTTTGCTGCTTGTCTTGATTCTTGCTCATTAAAAGGATTAAATTCAATCCCTTGTTTATGCAACATTTGAACTGTTTCAGGTAGAAACTGATAAGCACCCAAAGCCTTAGTCTTTTTATTGACTGCATAAGGGTCTTTTCCTGACTCAGTAACTTTTAAATTATTAAGTATCTGATCAGTAATAGCAGATTGACTTTGAGGTTTTTCAGCCTCAATATCTCCCAAGAAATCAGCGAATGTTCCCATTAGAGACCACCTGTATTTACGAGTTTTTGTATTACATTGTTTTTGTCTTGGAACTCTTTAAGTAATTCTTTTTTCTTTGCAGGAGACATATCTGGAGTTATTCCAGCCAACTCATCACGTTTCATTTTCTTTTGTTCGGGAGTCATTGTTTTATCTTCGTAATGAGTCATCATTTCAAAGAGTTTACTGTCTGCGTTATCACCCCAAATCTTTTTAAATGTGTCCATGTTATTTGGGCCATAACGCTGAATAAACTTGGTTGCAGCGTCCGTTTGCAAATCAAGGTTCTTCATATCTGCCTTGGCTCGTCTGCCAATGTTTAAGAGTACGTCTGGATCATAAACTTCAGTTCCGTTTGCATGAGCCTGAAGTTGTTGTCCTGCAACCGTATCCATCGAACCACCTGCAGCCTTTAAATTAGAAATCTGCATATTGGCAATATCTTTGGACAACTGTTGATATTGTGGATCGGCAGTTGCAACGCTTGCTTTTCTTATTGTTGCATTGAGTGCATTGCTGACTGGATTAGTCCCTGGCACTCTAGGAGTTTCTTCCTTAACCTTTTCAACTTGTTTGAGCATTTCATCCAAGTTTCTGCGATCAGTAACCAGGTTTTTCTTTCTGTCAATCAATCCGCTAACATACTGACCGCCCTCAGTAGTCTTTGTGGCCTCATTTGGTAATTGAGCGTAGTTAGTGCCAGGTTGACGAACTGGGAACATTAACTGTGGAGCAATTGCATCTTGAGTTTGTCCTATTTGTCCTATTTGTCCAGAGCTATACATTCCAGATTGACCAGGCATAGCAGGTTGAGTAGGCATACCAGGTTGAGCAGGAACATTAGGATTGGCAGGTTGCTGAGGATTACCGTACTGAACAGGTTCAAGCGTCTTAGTGATCGGATTATAAATAGCTGCAGGTTGGCCTGGAGCACCTGGTTGCAATGTTCCAAATAATGCGTTTATTTGATTAGCAGTTGATTGAGTTGCAAAATTCTCAGACTTAATAAAATCGTTGTACGCTTTTTGATCTTTTACTTTATCACCTGTTGGAGTTGGAGCCATCCTCAAATGAAGAAGTGCCTCATTAGGAGTTAAAACACCTTGAGCAATAAGATTAGACATTTCCTTGATGTGTTCAGCAGGAGTTATATCTTCACCCTTTTCAATCCTGGCAGTCATTGCTCCAAGCCGTTGACCAGCAATCGTGTTCTTTTGAACTAGGTTACCAAGTTGTTTTGCTACATTTTCGTTTTGTACACCTTGTTGGCCCAACAAACTTGTAATTGTTGGTGCAAGATTAGTTGCAGCCTCTGGAGACTTGGACAACATTTTAATTACAGATGGAATATCAACATTACCATTTTCGTCTGTATTGGCTTGAATGGCTTTTGAGGATGCTTTGTTCAAATCCATTTCTTGCTGGAGCTTTTGAAGTTGCAGTCCACCAGTCTCCAAAGCCTGTTGACCTCTTTGAAAATTCATTATTAAATTTGCGGTGTCACCTAGAGTACCGAAATTAACAGGTTTTATTTCTCTAGGAATTATTGAAGCATCTATTGGCATATTATTCCTTTAAGTACTCACAGTTGCAGCGGTGCCTACAAGATCAGTTGATCCTGCACCACCAATTCCGCCTATTCCAGTTAATGCAGGATTTGAAAACAATCCAGAAATACTGTTATATAAACTTGACGCTCCACTTGATATTGCACCATTCATTCCTGATTGTTTACCAAGCGCATAAATTCCCGCACCACCCATTCCCAGGCCCATCAAAGAATTGAGAGCGTTGGTCTGAGAGCTACCCGCAGCGACTTGACCTGCAGCAGTTGCATTTGCTCCACTCATTAAAGTGTTACCAACGGATTGAGCGTTTTGCATACCCATACTGCCAATCCCTGCAGCAGCATTCTGTCCTGTACTCAACAAACTGCCCAAAATACTTGCATTTTGTTGGTAAGTAGTCAATGCGTTTTGATACTGCTGATTGTAAGTATTTTGTGCTAATCCAGTAGCATAGTTAGCCAAACCCTTAGCCTGCGCCCCTGAACCTGTTTGACCAGTTGCTGACGTTGCGTTATTTACTGCATTTAAACCTTGTTGTAAGGTAAATTGATACCCTGGAGTTTGTGCTAAATTAGAAGGATTAAACTGAAAACCCTGCCCAGAAAGTCCTGTTAAATTGCCATTTGCACCATACTGGCCCTGATAACCTAAAGATTGAAGCAATTGAGGCAATGCTGCCGTACCAATTGACGCATAAGGGGAAAGATTTGCTTGGGTTTGTTGAAATTGTGCATTTTGCAATGCAGCAGCATTATTTGCGGCAGTAGCTTGAGTTGCTGCAGCCGACTTTATAGCATCAGCTTGCTGATTAGCACCTGTAATATCTCTGACCGCATTTGCAATAAAAGCCATTATGTTCTCCCCATCATTACCATTGACCGATAAATTCCGTCTCTTTGGTAAGCCTTACTTATTCGACCTTCCTCCTTAAAACCGCATCTAAGTGCCAATTTTAACGCAGGACGGTTCCAATCACCAATAGTTCCAAGGAACTTTTCAGCACCTTTTGCTCTCATTTTTTCTAAAGAGTCTAAAAAGAAAGAATCCACTTCTTTTGCCCCCTTCAACATACAAATATGAACGTCATACATTGTTGGAGTTACTTTGCGAAAATTCACAAATCCATGATCATTTGTGTAATAAATTTCATTATCTACATAACTGAAATTTTCCTTTTGTATCTCATCTATCCGAACCCATTCCCAAACCCTATCATCCCTCATTACCCGAGTTATAAATTCTTTCATTGTCAATTCAGTAAAAGTATGTTGTTTGGAGTGTAATCTGTCATTACCCAGTTTGTACCATTAGAAACCAAAGTACACCTATCTCCTGAACTAGCCAACAAAATAGAAGTATTTGTTGCTGACCCATCAATTTGAACCACGTTTGAACTTGCCGAAACAACCGTAAAAGCCTGGTAATTTTGAATATTTAACACTCTACCCGAATAACTAGAGGCCGTTGGCAAAGTCAAAGTTAAAGAACCAGCGTAATTGTTAATTACCCAAAGATCGGTTGTAGATATTGAATAAGTGGCAGTTGTAACCGTTGTTGGTGCAGCCACCGATTGATAAGACAATGCTGGAATATCTGTAGAAACCAAAGCCCTAAAGCTAGGAGCAGAGGCTGCTCCTGACGTTGGCCCTGCGAATACATAATTAGCAGTTTCTGTTGCAAGTGTTGCACTTAAAGTCCCAGAAGTTGTGACTGGACTGCCAGTTACGTTAAATATACTAGGTAATGAAAGCCCCACACTTGTAACTGTTCCAGTTCCGTAAGGCAAAGCAGGGATGTCAGCAGACGTTAAAGACCTGAATGTTGGGGTTGCTGCTGCGCCTGAACTCGGCCCTGCAAATATCTGATTAGCCGATTCTGTTGTCAGACTTAAAGCAAAAGACCCAGATGTTGTGATAGTGGATGGAGTTACAGACAAAATAGATGGAACTGTCATTCCTACACTTGTGACCGTTCCAACCCCTAAGCCTGCTAAATCCGCAGTAGTCAACGCTCTGAACGTAGGAGTTGCTCCAACACCACTAATAGGGCCTGCGAATAAACTGTTGGCAACCTGAGTCGTTAAAGTCCCTGTCAATGTACCAGTTGTTGTAACTGGAGACCCTGAGACCGACATAATGCTTGGCAAAGCCAATGCTACTGAAGTAACAGTACCAGTTCCGTATGGAAGTGCAGGGATGTCCGTAGAAACCAAAGACCTGAATGTTGGTGCAGCAGTCCCAGTTATCGGGCCTGCTAAAACTTGGTGCGCTGCTTGGGTTGTTGTGCTACTTACATAATTTAGCGCAGGTATGTCACTTGTAACCAATGATCTAAAACTTGGAGTTCCAACCGTAGAAATTGGAGACGCAAATATCTGTGCAGATGTTTGAGTCGTTAAACTGAGTGCAAATGTTCCTGAAGTCGTGATTGTGGACGGAGCCACAGACAACAAAGCAGCGGGAACTGTCATTCCAACAGATGAAACAGTCCCAGTCCCATAAGGCAGAGCAGGAATATCAGCAGTTGTAAGAGACCTAAAAGTAGGAGGAGCACCAATACCACTAGACGGCCCTGCGAGTATCTGGTTGGCTCCTTGCGTTGTTAATGTACTTACATAATTTAAAGCAGGAATATCGGTAGAAACCAATCCCCTGAAAGTTGGAACAGTTCCAACCCCAGTTATAGGCCCCGCCAATAAAGTATTGGATGCTTGAGTTGTCAGACTAATTGCAAAAGTACCTGATGAAGTAATTGTGCTTGGAGTGACCGACAACAAAGAAGATGGAACAGTTACTCCTACCGAACTTACTGTTCCGTAATCAATCCCCGCAGTAGCTGCAGATAATGCAGTCCCATCACCCTTAACTATTCCTGTAACTGTTGTTTCAATTGTTAAAGTTGAGTTTTGACCAGTTGTAACTATTCCATTAAATCCGTTTGCCTTAACTACACTCAAACCAATAATAACTAATTGTTCAAGTTGTGCAAGTGTATAAGTCGGACTTGTATTCCCTCCTGTTCTTTGAAAAACAGAAAGAATAAATAATAACCAAGTTTGATTTACTGTCCCATCTGGATTAATAAATGGGATATTTATGGATGGAGGATGGGAAGCTAAATAGCCTGTTGTCATTTTCTATTAGGCATTGCGTCAACGAATGCCCCCGACAATGCCGTTTTAATTGGATCACTCCAACTAAGTTGAAATACCCTATCTCTAGCCATTCCCAACCGCCACCAAGAAATTGAAGTTAAATACTCCCCAGTCGTGCCCATTGTTTGACCAACTGGATTACCGTAAGTCTTGCCCCTGTCATCCGAACAAGAAAGATAAACTGTTGCAGGCCCATTGCCTGATTCCATTTCAGCAATGAATTGTTTGTATCTGATCCTGTCTGAATTATCGTCTTCAGCATGGTAGAAACTTCTTGTTCTTACAATTGGTTCCCCATTGTCTGTGTAATTACTTTGGTCTAATGTGTATAAATTACCATTTTGCCAATCACCAACAAACAATTCACCATAAGCAAAAGCAAAGCAATTAGACCGATGACGATTAAATTGCCCATTGGTATCAGTCCATAACCATTCGTTCCATTGATTATTTGATAAATCATAAACCCAAGTCTTATTAGCACTTGGAAATATAACTACATAAAAGAAATGACCGTTAACTTGATATGTGTATCCAATAGCATCTGACAAAGTTGAATAAGTTTGCAATTCTGCATCAATAGCCAATGTACTAATTTGCGCTGCACCAAAGTTTTGAGTCCTACAAATAAACGCTTGGCCTTGAGGACTTTGTGCAACCCAGTACACTTCACCGTCCATTTGAGCAATTGAGTTAGTAGCTGCACAACCATACTGAATAAACGATCCTGGAAGAATCTGAAAAGGAAATGTTGGATTCCCTGCGTTGTACCAAATCTCTGTAGTTACTTCACCAAATAAATAAATGTATCTGCGAGAAACCCCTATCCCGACCAGTAAATCAGAGTACCCAGCCTTTGCAGCATAATAAGTTGGATCAAAAGTTACCGAATCAATTAAAGATATATACCATTGGTTTGTGCCTGGACGATTACAAATAAAGTATCCGTCTACATAATTGACCTGATTTGATCCATAAAAAGTTGTTGTTGAATTCGAAGGTAATTGTGTGAATGTGTTTGATGCAAAATTGTAATCATACCCAACAGTAGTCCCATCAACCACCAAAAGATCGACTTCGTTATCAACCATTGAAACAGTTCCAATAGATGAAACCAAAGTCCCAATAACAGTACAAGTACCATTAGAACTAATTGAATAGAAAGTATTGCCACAAACCCCATAAAGGATATTATTACTTGCAAAATATAGCCCTCTCCATTGATTTTGAGAAACTGAACTTTGTAAAGTAAGTCCTGGGGTTGGATAATGCGTAAAAGGAAAAACCGATGTATCTGGATTCTTTTCTAAATAAAGATTAATACACCTTTGCGCCCCTGCAATGACACTCTTTGCTTGGTATGCGCCTGTGACAAGTGCTGCCTTTGCCATTATCCTGCACTTCCAACGTAGAAGTCTCCGTAAATATTGTAAGCACCAGACTTACCCCTAAGAGCAACTGGCATGTGTAACAAAGGAATCTGAGAGTTAACTTCTTCAATAATTCTCATAGATGCTTCGGCATACCCAGTCAACTCGGGAGTGATTGGTAAGCCATACATCACACAAATGATTCTGGACAAGTTCCATTGCATTGCAGCCAGATACTCAGGAGGCATTGTCACAACATCATTGATTGTCTGAAATCCTTCCAACTGAGTCATTACAGTCAAAAAGATTTGATATTGATTATTAGGTACAGGCCAGACGTAAATCGTGCCGAGTGGATAACCTGTGTTGTAATAAATATACTGAGGGAATGCGTTCAGGTTTTTAATTGAAATCCTGTTGTAATCCTCATTTGCCCTCAAGACTTCCAAGGGATAGTCAACTGGCAATGGTGAACCGTATTGCATTCTAAAGAACGCTGATTCGAGTTTAACTGGACGAGTGATATTGAAGTCACCACCAGTTCCTATTGTGTAGGATACTTGGCCTGTAGCAACCTTAGAAATAGTTACCAGGTTATAAACCATATAACGTCTGCGCTGCCATTGCGCCAACATCATATTTAATTGATTGAAACAATCATTGGTGTCAGTTGCATTCGGAGTCTGACCAACACCAATGACGTTTGCTATTTTTAACGCTTGAGTGATTAGATCAGAGGGAGTTGTCGGCAGCGGTTGAGTCATTTTTTGGTCTGCCCCTCTTAGTTTCTTTTATCTCTGGAACGATTAAAACTTGTGCTTCTTCTTCAGGTGTCTGAACAAGATGCTGCTCCCCAAGTGAGTCAGTAACCCACTTGGGAAACTCTACAAAAGTGTAAACAGGGGAAACCAACTTCCCCCTGTAGTATTGTTCAATTGGCATTAGACAATGTCAGGAACAATACAAGACCACTCAGGACGGATCGCAGCGTATCCGTACAGAATATCCATACGAGTAATCAAGGAGTCAGACATTACATCATAAGCCTCAATCATTCTTAAAGAAATTCCATCGAACTGTGCACGAGCAGCCTGAACAACACCAGCAGTAGGCATTTCTAAGTCAGCAGTTGCTAAAGTGAAAGCCTCTGGGAAATAAGCTATGTTTTGACGATAGCTTGTAGAAGCAGCCATTACCAAACTGATCGCTGCAGAGTTTGCAGGAGATGCAGTTACTGTATTAAACGCTGCTGGAGCAGGAGTAATAGCAGGGTAAATTGGAATACTTGTTGCGCCAGATGCTACGTTTGCAGTAACAACGAATTGACGTAGTTGACCTTGTGAGTTACCAGTCAAACGGTTAATTGCGTATACACCTGCGATTGTGATGATGTCACCCTGGTTCAAAGTTCCAGTAATTGCATTCACAGTCAATGTTGTACCTGTTTGGCTTGCACCATTAACAGTACCACTTGAGAATGAACCAACTGTGTGAACTAGAGTAGTTTGATCGTACATCCAGTCAAATCCGAGAGTGTCTCTGGTAATAACACCAGTTTCATAGTTCTCAGCAATTTTAACTTGAGGATTGAACAAACCTGCCAAAGATGAAACAGTACGAGCTTGAGTAACTGGATCAAGAATAATCTTGCGTTCCATTCTTGGAGCCAAGTTTTGATCTAAAGAAGAACCTGCAGTTAGCCAAGTTGTTGCATTTGGACTTACCAAGGTTGTACCGCTTGAGAAGTTTGGTGAAATGTTGGCTGATTGAGATGCTACGTTCATCAAGTCTGCTGCAACATACGCTGCCAAACGGTTGACCGCAGGAGCGAGAATACGCTCGGAGAAGTCATCGAGTGACAATGTTTTCTCAGCAGTACCGAAAGAAACAGGTACGTTTGCTTGTGTTGCCACAGTCAAAGATGTATTCTGTTCGTTAGTACCTTGAGGAGTAATTGCAGGCCCAGTTGATACTGTGTAATCGTTGGGTAAACGAATACGCAAAGTTGAACCGATTTTCGCACCTGTACGAGCAAACTGATCGTCATACTGGCGGGAAACTGTTCTTAGAAAAGCATTAGATTGAGTGAAAAGTCTGACCGCTTCATTTGTGATCTGACTTATCGTAAGAAGTGAATTGCTAGTAGTCATGTTGAACTACCTCCTTTGACGAATAAAGAAATGAATTGCTTACCTTTCGGTAAACTCCTAATTTCCCCTGGCCTCTGGAGACTATCTTTTACGGCCCAACACAACGATTTACGGCTCGCTTCTGCCTGTACACCATTCTAATGCTAAAAATCTAATTTATCAACGCTTTTTTCGTGCAGTTGCCCGTCTCCATGCAACCCAGGCTTCGGTATCGCTCATGGGAGGTTCAGCCCCTGCACCTGTTGGAGCAGACGAACCCCCAGTCACTTCCCCAACTGGAGCAGGTGCGCTAGACTTTTGCTTGGACAATTCCTTGGCTGCCTTGGTCGATAACTTGGTCAATTCAATCCCGAGTTGCATTGGACTGAGTTGAGAAATCCTGATTGCGTCATTCACATTCTCAGACTTCCCAAGGTAAGTGATTACTTTCTCAGGGTTTGGAACTTCAGCCAAAGCGTGTAAAAAGTCATTCCCACCAACACCAGCCAACTGTAAATTCTGAACTGATCGATCATATTCCTGACCAAATTCAGCCTTGGCATTCTTTTCAATCTCATTCATTCTGTTTAAGAATGTCTGCTCTTGAACCCTTTGGTTAGCTATTTGAGTAGCCAATTCCTCAATATTTTGAGTATTTTGAGGTTGATATTGTTGTTGAGGCTCTGGCTGACTTTGCATTTGTGCCTTAAGTGCAGCGAGTTGTTCGGCAGCAGAATTCTTAGCTGCAGCTAGTTCACCCATCCGTTTTCTAGCCCATTCGGGTAAATCATGGTAAGAGTTGTCTTTGGCCTCTGGAGCTTTTTGCTCGGGAGTTTGCTGAGGGGCATTGGTTACGTCAGCCTGGTTATTTCCTTCAGTTACGGTTTGTTCAACTGTAGTTTCCATTTTCATCCTGTAATGGTTGGGATAGCATTTTGCAAATATTGTGAGGGGTCTATGTAATCGGGGTTAATGTCTTGAGCAGGATTTTTGGCTTGTTCGATCTCTCCAACCATCTTGTCAGTAATTCCCCCCAGTTGCGTAGGGTTCACATCCTTAATAAGTGTCTTCAATCTTTCGGTCTCAGCCTTGAATGCACTAATTAAACTGTCTCGCTCTTTCTCCAATCTGATAGCCAAATGGTTGAGAGCGTCCATATCAAGTCGTTGTTTCTCCATGACTTGATCTACTTTCCTGTCTTGAACCTGTTGAGTCAGAGCAGCAATAACTTGCTGAGACTGTTGGAGTTGTTGCATTAAAGCCTGCTCTTGTTCGCTTGGCCCAGTCCCCAGGATAGCTGGAGGAATCCAGTTTCTCATTCGTTCCTGCAACTTATCCGCATTAGGGAAGTCAGCCGAACCCATGTACAGATCACCGATAACCTGTGCAAGTTGCGGTTGTTGACCAATCATTTGAGACATTGCAGCAAATGCTTCTTGTCTTCTAGTTTCATAGTTAGAACCAGATTCTGCAACTACATCATAAGAACCAACGGACGGATTAAAGATTGTGGATACTTTGGCCTCCTCCTTGTTCTCCATTTGTTTGTAGGCCGTTTTAAGAGTTGGGTCAATCATTACCTCTTGTTCTGTGCCATCCTCTCCCAAAATTCTAATAGTCCGTTTTGTGTCGTATATCTTAGGAATTAGATCAATCAAAATCTTACCTGTGAACGCAATAGCCATGTTTTGATTGTCTTGGAAGTGGTAAGTTACCCTCTCCCCTTGATATTGACGTTTGCCAATTGCAACCCCTGAGAGTTCTTGACCTTGCGCCCCAAACGTCTGTTGGTACTGACCTGAAGTCATCATCATTTCATTTTCAGCGACTTGCATTCCTTCCATGTAAACTGGAGCAGAGGAGGGAGGCTGAGACCTTGCTGGAGCAGGAATAGGGTTGCCGTTCTCGTCCGCATGGTTGTAAGCTAAGTAAGCGTGATTCTCAGTATTTGCCGTTGCCCAGTAGTTTTCTAATCCTTCTATTGCCTCAACTGGGGCTAAATACGGTGATTTTGACTGTAGAGCACCATATTCCAAGGCTGCTGAAGCGTTGTAGTTGTACGCTCTTTGTGCGTCCTTCATGTAACGAACCAAACCTTTACGGTCTAATTTGCCCTCGATCTGCATTTCCTCCCCAGGCACTCGAACAATTGGGACGTACTTCCCTGCCCAAATTCCTTTCTCCAAAATCTTATTCCCACCGATTAAATACTTGTGGATAACATTCTTGTCAATGCGTCTGCGCTCGATGTCCGCACCCATTCGGATAGCCTCATTCAGCATCTTGACTTCTTCTTTAGTCATGTCTGATTGACGCTCAAACTTCATTGATCCGTCTTCATTAGGAATTGAATATAGCCATTCCTTTTTATTTTCACGTTCGTAATAAGTAGCCAAACGGACAACATCTTTCGTCACCCAGGATTGCGCCCCACCTGAATAAGCCATTGGAACTGATTCCCCTGGGTACTTCATTTCAAACACTTCTCTTGGCATATCTTCATAGATAAACCCAAACCGAGCGTCTGAACCGTCCCTTTTCTTAATGTGTGGATCAAGATAAACGCTCATTGCGTCTGGTACTTCCCGAATGTATATCTCTTGATCAAATGTGGAATCATCTGCGTAGGCAGTTGTGACCGTCCAATATCCTATTCCACCACCTACTTGTTGCTCCGCTGCCATATCGTACGCAGTTTTTGCGTTAGATATGTACTCAATGTGACGAACCAATCCTTCAAATATTTCAGCAGCTTCATAAGTTCCCTCATTTCCTGTTGGATGTACGCTAACAGACGGTTTGTTTTCTTTTAAATTATTAACAACGTGCAGCCAATGCGTATGCACCTTGTTGATTGTAATCATGGGTTGAGTATTTAGCCTACGCCTGGCCTTGACCGCAGGCTCCCACTGATCCTGGTTGTCCGAGTCGGCAAATAAGAACCTCATGTCCTCCCTAAAACTTTGCCTGGAGGCTTGCTCCCAGTCCAAACAATGTTTGAAGTTGTCGTGCGCTCTGCGGATAATTTCGTCTTCGGTGTTTGTTGCCATGTTTACATCCAAAATCCAGGTGAATTATTAGAATTAAACTGTTTTTTCGGTGCGTTTTGTGATTTTTTCTCAACTTTTGATCGCAAAATTGCAGGAAACAGTTCGGTTAGCACCCAAATCCAAGCGTCTGCTCTGTTTGGGGACTTAGATCCATTGTAACCATTGGTGCTAAATCCTCCAAGTTCTTCCTCTAGATCTGCGAACCTTCCAACGTGCCTGATTTTTCCCTGTTCGTAAAGTGGAGCAAACGGCTCTGCCCTGACCATCTTTGATCGAGTGGCAAGGACTGACTTGTAGTTAGTTCTTGGCCTAGACGCTTGAATAACCATTTCAACCATTGCACCACCATAATTATTCTCACCCACCAATATGTCTGCGTTGTGCCTGTCGTATGCACTTGTTGCCACTTTGCCCCAGGTTGCAGGCCCTGCTTTGACTGTGCAGTCCTCAAGTAAGTATGCGTTCCCATCCGTCCCCAAAGCTCCTACAACAATACCAATTGCATCATTGTCAGCATTGTCAGAGTCTCCTGCTCCACTAGGGTCAACTCCAACGACCACTCGAACAAACTCAGGTAAGTCTTCCTCTTGAGTGCGCCAACGATCAAAGTACAAGTCAGTAAACAATTGGTTAGGATTAGCATCTGTAAACTCTCCTTCAAGGAATCGTTTTCTGAGCCTGGCTGACAATCCTTCCAAAGTCTTTAAGTATCCGTCCGACAAGTTATCCACATTGTCTTTAGGATTGATTTGAAAGTATGCGTAATCCTCGGGAGTGTAAAGGTTGGTTCCTGTCTCTGGGTCTCTGCGCTGCACAAATAACTTGTACGTCCAATGGTTCTTATCTGGTGGGTTGCAGTCAAAGAACATCCTTGGCTTAAGTGGCTTCATCTCAATCTTTTTATCCACCATGATTTGCTGATTGACTTTCTGAGCCAGTCGAGTCATTGCAATCCCCACCGAACCCCAAGCTATTTGGCTGGACTCATTCAAGTAGATTGTGCTGAACTCCATACCTAGAATCTTCTCCGTCCTTTCCTTATCGTCTAATCCACCAAACCAAATCTCTGATCCATTGTCCAGCTTCGCAAACCAATGCGTCTTATCTAACTTGTAATTGACCGTTGGATAGCAAATCTTCATCACCTTTGGGAATGTATCGTAAACCACCGAGTTGACAACGTGATTAAACCTAAACCTGAGAATTGTGTGCCTTGATCCACCTGCTTTGATCGCCCTAGTTACTATCTGCCTGATTGTGATGAAAGTCTTCCCCGACCTTGACCCACCAAATAGCATGACGTAAGTGGGGTCTCCACTCATCAACTTCATGGCCTCAATCTGTTTCTTTGTGTACTTAAGCGTCATTGTCGGTTGCTACTTGCATAAGAAGTGGCCCACCTGCTGCACCTGTAATCTCTTGTTCGGTCTTGTCTCTCCAACCTAAAATGTTTTTTGCGGTAAAGATTGAAAACTGTGCGTTAAAGACCCCTGCAGTAGCACCTTCAACTAAAACAGACTCTTGTAACTGCCTTGCAACCTTATATGCGTCGGAAAACTCAGGATGTTTAAGTCTTTCGTTCTCATCTTTTGCGTTAGCCCATTCGTGTAAAGTGTCTCTTGTGACACCTCTACTGGCAGCAAATCGGGTTAGTGTTGGGAATAAATTAGATAATCTTTCAGTCCGTTCTACTCCATTTGGGAGAATGACTGTTTTCTCTGAGTATGCAGGCTGATTAAAATAATCTATGAGTTCTTGGGCATATTGCTCTTTGTAAAGAGTGGGTCTGCCTGTTCGGTTGGGGTGTGATTTAACTGTTTTCTTCATAGTGTCAGATTGTAATACTATTCTGACAGATTGCAAATTTATTGTTGGTTTGCCAGTTGATTATGTATGTCTTCTAAGTAATTTGGTGCATGAACGTCTGTTACGTCTATTGGTTTTTGAGCTAATTGTTTGTGGAGGTTTTCTAGGTAATTAGGAGAATGTACGTCATCGTTACTTGTTCCAAGGGCTGCTCCACCCAAACTTAAAGGTACAACTCCTGCCAATAAATCTGGATTACCCATTTGTTTTGGATCAAAAGCAGCAAACTTTGACCTAATCATTGATGGATCTTGCAAAGCAACAATATCACTTTTTTGTGACTCATAAAACTTTTTCATTGCTTTTTGAGATTCGTCAAATTGTTTACCAGTTACATTTGACCATGTTTCATCTGGGACAATTCCATACTTATTAAGCAAATATTCTTTAGCTCTCATTACATGACTATTAGGGCCTAAATCTTTAACATTTTTAATTTCAATGCCTTTTTTACCTAAATCAGCAGCAATCATTCCTAATTCATCTGTGGTTGTTGCTGAATTTAAATCCAATCCTAATTCTTGAGGGCTATATTTAATTTTGCCTGATTTTGCGCCTAATTGATTAGTATATATATCAGACCAATTTTTGCCTCTAGCATTTACATTTAATAAATCATTCTTCTTAACCATAACAGGCAAAATATTCCCACCACCTGAAGATGAAACATAAGTTTCTGCCGTTGTTGGATTTGTTGTAAAAAAAGCACCAGCACCAGCAGTTTTTCCTTTCCCTTTTGTATTAAAAGCCTCAATGTCTTCATTTGTTCCATGATACATAGGTGTTTCATAACCCATTGCTTTTGCTCTCATTTCTGGAGTGTTGTCTTTAGGCAAACCTAAACCACCCTCAGAAACTGGCAATGCAGCATTTTCTTGAGCAACCTTAAAGGCTTGTTCTCTAGGATATTCAAATTTATTACTTAATGCCTTATGAACATCTTCTAAGTAATTAGGTGCGTGTGGGTCTTGAGGTATTGGAATTGAGTTTCTTTCCTCTATTTTTGCTAGATTTGGGTCAAAAATAACAAAATTCCTAGTTCCTTCCCCAGCTGCTCGGCTTTGTTCGTCTAAATATTTAATTCCTGGAATTCCTTTGTTATATAAAAATTTAGAGAAATTTTCAGGAGTCATATTTTGATTCGCATGAAAAAAAACTTGAGATGCTGGTAAATCTTCTGTGTTGTAATATTTTAATAAACTATCTATATTTATTGCATCTTGTACATTTTTAGGTTGTTGTTTCCATGATTTATCATAATCAAGCATTTTTGCTATGTGTTCGTCTGGTAGGTCTACTTTGTAAAGATTGCCTTGTTTTGATTGCTCAATCTTTGCGCCTTTTAGGGATTTAATATTGTCAATTTGTTTTTGTGCATATTCAGGGTTTACAAAGCCACTTTTTAAAGCGTCTTCCGCTTGTTTTAAGGCTTTTTTATATCCATTAGCAGCAATTGACATCCCCTCTGAAAATAATGGATGTGATGGATTTAAAGGTTCTCCGTTTAATGTTGTTTTATAAGTAGATAAAGCCTCTTTATATTCTTTTGCGACTTCAGGGTTTTCAGCTAAATAAAGCCCATGACCGTAGGCCTGCGCCCCTTCACCAGTTCCAATCTTGCTCATGTCAAATTTGTTGAATGTGTGTGGACTACCATGCCAGGTAGTCATCCCAACTGGGTTGTAAGACTCTGCCATTGCTTGCGCTAATTCTTGCGTCTTAGGGCCATAACCCCTTTCTTTGGATGCTTGTGCAAGTGATTCGTTGTATTGTCTGGCCCTGTCATTGGCATAGCCAAGCATTTGCATAAGACTGTTTTGTGGATCGCTGAGAACGTCCGCTGCCCTGCGTTTGTAACTGTCAATCGTAGAGTAAAGATCAGCTATTGAGGGCATTTTAGTTTATCGTTTGCGGTTGTTGTTCAATGTCTACGTCAAATCCATGTTGCCTAAGAAGTGTTACCCAGTCGTGTGCAACCTGTAAAGCTAGTCCTTCTCCAAGAATATGAATCGTTACTTCGCTTGTTTCGTCATCAATGTCTATTGTGACGTTAGACCTACTCACTTCTTCTTTTTTGGTTTTGCAGGCATAGCAGTCTTTGCAGACTCCTTGAATGCCTTTTCAGTTGGAGCACCCTTTGACCCAACTGGCCTCATCTTTTCAACTGGCTTACCCTCGGCCTTTTCTTTTTTTATCCGTTCTTGCTTTTTATGGATATTCGCATAAAGTCCAGGTTTCATTAGCACTTCCAGTTCTTTAATGACGCTTTAGCCCTTTCAGCAGGCCCTTTTGCGTTTTTTACAACACCTTCCATGCGTGCACAAAAACTGGCCTTGCGCCCCTCATCTTTCTTTGTTTTCGGATTTGGAGCAGGCGGTTTTAAGTGTGATCCGTTTTTCTCGTTGTATTCAGCCCGACCCTTTGCCGTCATCCCTGCGCCCTTATTTGTTGGGTTATAGGTCTTACCCTTACCAACTGTCTTGTGGGGAATTGGCTTATCGTGCTTCATTTCTTTTTCTTTTTTTCAGACTCTCGCTTAACAGCGTAACTGATTGCAACCGCTTGCTTAACTGGACGGCTTTCTTTAATTTCTGTTTTTACGTTCTCTTTAAATGCTTTCTTTGAGGCTGATTTCTTTAACATGATTATCCTTGCGTGTGGAGAATTGCATAATTAATTGTGACTGCCTCTGAATAAGCATTGTTTGTTGAGTTTTTAATCACAACAGTAAACTGCCCATTTGTAATTGCTGCAATAAATACGTTATAAGCTCCAAGTGTTCCACCACTTGCGACACTTGCAATAACTGTATCTTTTGCGCTTACTGCCGAACAACTTACTGTAAATACCGCTTGCGCCCCTGGAGCGAGTTGCGAGTTGGCAGTAATGATTGAACCAGATGGAGTATTACAAGTTACACCATTAGTTTTAACGCTAGACTGAGTGACTTGCGTGTAATTCCCTGCAGCATAACCTATCTGACCAGTCGCAATGACATTGTTAGCAGAAACAATATCTGCTCCCTGAATGTTTTGATCAGAATAAGCAACACCAATGGCTTTTGAATTACCCATTGTCATTTTTTCATCTTTATGCGAGATAAAGCCTTCATTTGATCGTCAGCGCATCTCTTTGCTGCAGCCAATCTAGTCCTACTTGCCTCAATCTCCCTGGCAGCTTGGAGCGTCCTAAGATCGCTCTCAGCTTGCCATTTCTTCTCTTGAGCCATGTCTCGGCTTGGCATAGATAGAACTTCAACCTTTTTAGCGACCTTGGTTGCCATTATCTGTTACCAGAATTGATATTCTTTTGTGGGAGCATTGGAACTCCGTTTGTTAGATTTGGCTCTTTTACTGGCCCCATTGGAGGACGAATATAAGGCTTTGTGCCATCTCTGCACTCTGTTGCGTAGTTCGCAGCGACTTGTAAGTGGCCTGGGTCTTTTAAACCAGTCTTTCCCATTTTGTCTTTTGCTGCGTCTGACTCATATTCCATTTTTTCCATTTTGGCCATTTTTATCTCCTTGGGGTTAACGGTGTCCACCGATCCGATAGACTTCGGATGCAGTTGGGGTAATTGATGCTACTGTGACGTTTGCAAATGTGATTGCAACTGTATTAGCTGCTGAAACTCTTGCGCCTACTATTCCAAGACCTGCTTGTGCGGTTGGTTTGTTAATGAACACTACGTCACCAACTAAAACACCAGGTACAGTAAAAGTTTGCTCTGCGGTTGTAGCTGCGCCAACTGCTGCAGGACTTAATGTAGCCGTTGTGTTGTAAACACTTTTAATCGGCAAAAACGCATCATTAAAGAAATTGAGATACGTTAGATTGGCTTCGTCCGTTGCTACACCTTGATAATTTGGCATGGGAATCCCCTTAAATAAATCGGATTATCACAAAATTTAGGTTGTCAATCAACCGTTTTTAGCATTTTAACCTTTTTTTGATAAATTTGGACAATTTCTTTTAGTTCTTCAATAAGGTATTTTTTAGGCTCAAAGTCGTTTTCAAGTCGCAAAACCCCATCCAATCCAATCTTTTTTATAAGGTTTATCCGATAATTTATTAAATTTCCTGATAAATGAGTATTGCAAGGTTGACATTGTTTATGGACGTTTTGTTCGTCAAACCTTAAATTTGGTCTAGCCCCTGTACTCAGATAGTGTCCAGCGTGATATTGGCCTTGATGGTGTCTCAAACAAGATATACAAGGTTCAAATTGGTCTCGGAGTCTAATGTATTGGTTAAATACCACTTGAACATCTTTGATCCAATCCGACCGAGTTTTTAGCTTCTCCAAGGCTTTTTTAGTCTCTATCCTGTCCAACCTGTCAACCTTTGCTTTTGTCTTTGCCTTGGACTGATGTAGCCAGGTTAAAGCGCATTCTGGACTGCAAGTCTTGTGACTCATGTTTCTTTTTACAAATTC